CTTGGGCTCTACCGATACCGATAAAGTAATTACCAGCCCCTGCTGAATCAGTAACATTGGTATAAATGCTATTGAGCATTTGTCGTTTGAGTGCGTCTGTTAAAACTGCGGTCATTGTGTCTTCCTAGTCTTTCTTATTAAGCTATGGCTGTTAAGCTTTGGTTACCAATTAAATTCCAATCATCACCGTCCCATATGAGAGTACAACCCTCATTATTGGCAAGAGCAAAGGTAGTGGCGCCTTGTGCAAAGCTTACTGGTGTTACCGTGACAAGACCAGCATTTTTATTTACAAATATTTTTATTTCCCCGGCTGTTGATCCGTCGGCAAGAGCCACTGCAATAGGTGAAGCGCTATTACATATAATAAATCCGGCCGTAGCAGATGCGGTACCGGTACTTGTAATTGTCGAAGTTGAAAGCGCTGGTTTATCAATAATAACTCGACCTGTACCTTTAGCGGTAAGGTTGAGTGGAACATTTGTTCCGCCACCAGTTGCTGAGATCGTTGGACCTGAGCCTGATGCAGCATTAGCAATTGTGATTTCATTTATCGCAGAACCGGTAGCTGTTACTTTAACAAGTTCATTACCAGAAGTATCATTTAATGATGTAATAACTTTAGCAGTTGTCAGTACCGGACTTGTCAGCGTCTTATTAGTAAGAGTGGCGGTATGAGCATTAAATACGAATGTATCTCCGGCGCCAAGCAGAGGTAATGTAATAATTCTGTCAGCAGCTAATTCGGATACCGCAACAACATACTGATGATCAGCACTTGTGTCATTAATTTGTGGAGTAGTTAACACTGCACTCGTAAGAGTTTTATTTGTTAATGTATCGGTTGTCGCTTTACCTACGATCGTATCTGTCGCATTCGGGAATGTAAGAGTACGATCAGCACTTGCTGTTTCAAAAGCAAGAGTGGTATTATAAGCAGAATCATGTACAATAGTATTCTTTGTAAAACTAATGTGAGATACTATACTAGCTGAATCACCGAAGACGTTATACAACTCCGTAAAGTTATTATTGATTTTAGTCCCAGCTTCTCTGAGAGTATCACCAGTTCCGTCATTAGCCGTGGAACCTATGCCTAAATATTGTCGTGCCATTTTTAATATATTCCTTTAATACATCTATTTATAATAGTTTTATGGTTATATATCATAATTATCTTTATCCATTTTGTCTAATGTGTTTGACATTTCTATTAGCGTTCCCCCACCGGAATCTTCATCCATAGTAGGACTTTGTAGATCAATAATATCTTCGATGTCAGAATATATTGTATCTAGTTGAGTAACTGTTGCTGAGTCATATAGATCAATGATCGCATTCAGGTCTATACGTTCAGGAATTGAATCAGAATCACCGGCATCATCATAAATTCCTGACATACTAGTGAATGCCGTAGGTGATATGCTAGCACTACTTACCATAGTTCGAACATTTTCTACAATACCAGGTAATGGCATGCCGTCAGACTCAAGCAAATCACCTATACCTTCAATTTGTACTTGTCCTTCAAAATACCAACCAGCTGGATGAGCGAATTGTTTATATAAATCACCCCATTTTGAAACAGGTTGAGATACTTTAATGAGTACGGAAAACAATTGATAAAGTTTATTGTCTGTCAAAAACTTAATAGATTCTGGACCGATGTTAGATTCACCAACTCTAAATATATCTTCTTTAGGATAGGATATTGTTGGTTGTTCGTCAAAGAACGATCGGAAGAAACCTTCAGAAGAATACAAAGAACCCTTTACCCTAAAGAACTTTGCAAATAACGCAGCCTCTTGTCTTGGGTTAGTGAAGAAATCTTGACTCGTTCCCAGACCAACCTCTTTGAATAGATTATCTAATAGGTCTAATGATGTCGATTCAATATCTTTTGCAACCATCAATTCACGTATGTCTGAATTGAATGAATGGGTACCATCGCTATCCATGAAATCATAATAATATTCAAGGAATTTAATTAGATTAGGATAATCTTCTTTAAAATAGTCGGGTAAAACTTGATCAATTTTACTTGTTCTAAAGTCAATCGCTTTCCGATTAAAGTGTGTTTCAGTACGTTGTTTCATTTATTAGTCGACAATTCCTGTTACGTATGAAGTAGATATATCATTATCTAATACATAATTTCTTAACGGTATAATAGTACTTTGGTTTGCCGGCACGGCGTGGATCGCGATGTATGTAGCACCAGGAATAGAGTTAGCGGTTATTCCTACGAGACTAACAATACCAGTTGATGCATCAAAGGATCCAACATTATCAAGTTTAACATTCCCGCCATTATCAACAACTTGTAGTGTAGTACTACTTAATTTATTTCTAATAGTACATAGTACAGAATCGTAATTGAATTGTGATGAAGTGATAATATAATTAACATCATCCGCAACCGCAAGGCTGACCGGGAAAGGAACGGTATGAGCTTGACTTGTACCGAGTACCGGGATAATCCTTTGACTTAATTGTATGTCCATCTTAGAGTTTAAAACACCAGGGCCAAGATCATCAATTAATGATAATACATTAGATCGTCTAAATGATTCGCCAAACACTTTAAGATTAGTGATAAAGTAATTATCGATAATAGATTGTATTTTCGACGAAAGATTGTTTTGTGTAAAACCCGTCGCATCGGGATTAAATCTAAAACTAGTTTGTGTAGTAATAAACGTAGTTATTGGTTCAACATAAGATGCCGTGATAGACATGATGCCGAGTTTATTTACTAAATTCGCGGTAATGCTTTCTTGTGTCGCGGCCTTAGTCGCGTCATCAGTGTTATCTATGTATTTAATTGAAACAAACACTTTACCATAATCGACCGGAATATTATCTTGTCCACCCCAAGCAATCGCATCTGAGACCACGCTAAAGTTTTTGATAATAAGAGCTTTATAATCATCGGCTGTTACAAGTCTCTGTTGTGTAGCAAATGATATTGGAGCATTTTGTCTAATACTTTCAAGAGATTGTTTATTAGCACCGGATGCCGAGTTACTTACTGTTGTGGTATTCAATGTATAACCATCACCGTTGACAGATATTGATGAAAGCGGAGTGAATTCAATAGCACCATTTGCTAATGAACCAACGGTTGATAGATAACTAATAACAATTTTATTACCAGCAACCGGAGATTTACCAAACGTAACACCATCTGAGAAGTGAAGTTCATAAAATGTATTCGGAGCCTCATGAATGGCATAGTACATCGTATCGGCCGACACAGAAGTTGCGTTGTCAAGTAAAGTATACGTCTCAAATGTAGAACTTGTTGGAGAGTCGTATACTTTAACATTTATAGTTTTAGTATCAATTGTATTGTCGGGAATAACATAAAGTTGTCGATCCGTTGTATCACCAACAAAGAATGTTTTTGTTTTAGGTGTTCCTTGGTATATTGGAATAGATGTCGAACCGTCCGTCGTTGCGAAGTTATAAATTCCTGAGCCATCATCTGTCGCGGTATATGTAGAAATTGTCATAAACGTGCGCGCTACACCCGCGGCCGTACTCGTAAAGGAAGTTTGCCTCGGCAGTGAAATTGTACTCGGTCTATTATTTACTGAGCTAAGATTTAAGCTCAAAGTAACATAAGCAATAGAGGTTGAAATAGATCTTGGCGTATAACCAAGAGTCTCGGCATGTGACACCACACTTGATCTCAATTGAGCGGTATTGAGAAAGGATTCGTTCAACGCAAAGTTAGCAGTCAACCCGTTAAAGTGGGTGTTATAAGCCAACACATCAAGGATATTATCAAGGCCTGAAGCTTCAAAGTCATAATCCGTGAATTCTGGTTTAGCTTTTAAATATGTTCTAAGTCGATTTTTAATATTATTAAAATCTAATCTCGAAGATTGTATATTAGTTGCCATTATCGTAACCTATTTAATGAAGTACTGACGTCAAACTCAGAACTTGTATTTTTAATTTTTAATTTGACTTGAATTCTAACGTCATGATTGTCGGGCTCAACTGTTACTTTAATTCCTAACACTGTTACCCGAGGTTCATACGTTGTTATAGCCGCCATAATTTTAGCTTTTGCTCTACGCGCTAAGTCTCTATCAGCTAAATCGAAAAGCAAAGATCTTATATCTGCCCCGAAGTTTGGCGCAAACGGTTTCTCAAAATGATTTGTTAGTAATAAATTTCTTACTGATTGCTTAACCGCAGCAAGGTCAGTCTTTTTATAAACATCATTTGTAGGAGCCTTTGCAAATGATAGATCTATATCTTTATAAAGTTGTTTACGCGCAGTGACGACACTGATGGTCGTTTGATTGCCATCTTCTACACTAAAAACTTTGCTTACCATTTTATTACTCTCATTGTTTTATCTATTTATAACTTTATTTCAACCAAATCTGAGTTTGATTGACATATATTATTATAACGAGTTTCTATTTCAGTTTTATATTTAGGATCATATGTTTCTGTGATATTCGGCATGACCAATACTACTTGAGCAGTCAGCACCGCCTCACCATCAGATATCGGGTTAGGTTGATACTTGTCATAATCAAGAATAACCTTATCAAATCGTAACATGTTTTTCCAATATACAGCTAACTCGTATGTTTTATCTAAATCAGAATGTCCTTTATCATTAATTACTTGATAGACCACGGTTTGCCCATTCGCAGATAGAGTAGAAAGATCATCTAAACTTTCTTCCGGCCCGGCTTTATACAAGGCTTCGGTAATTACGAGTCTAAAATTAGCCCAATCTAATTGTTTATTAAACGCTTCAATAGCAACCGTTTGTTGTTGTAAATTTCTTGCGATGATAACTTTAGTCGCTTCGTCGGTAATGTGGTTCAATGTAACTTTATTACCCCTACCAGACAAGAATTTAGAAACACTAATTTTATTCGATAATTTGGTGGCCGGTGTTATTACATTTTGATCTGTAATAATATATTGTGGATCAGGAATAAATTCATGTATAGGAGTTTTAGGATCAAATCTACCGCCAGCCGCGTCATTCGTTGCAATAATATCTCCAACACTAGCGCGTATAGGCGAAGGTTTCTTCGATACCATCCGACCGACACCAGGTGGAATACTTATTGCGTAATCCGTTGATAGAACCTTATCGGCGATTTGCCGAGCAATGAATCCAGATTTTGTAAGGTTATTTTTATTTCTAAGTCTTGCTCTTACTTCACCTGTTGATAATGGATGAGTAGTGACACCGTCTGTTTCAACCGACAAATTGATATTATTTTTTAATCCATCATCGCCGTCAATACTTACTCGTTTAACACCTTTATCAGAGG